AACATCAAGAGGTTGCCCTCTTTCTGGTAGTGGTACTTTTGCCATTTATTCCTCCTATTTTATTATACCAAAGAAACTAAGCCAGAGTTGTATATTTGCAAATTGGCATTTAGCGTTTTTTCAGATGACTCAACTTGAATGATTACACGTACATTTGTAGTTCCAGTTTTAATAAATTGATATGAATGAATTGGTGTTGTGCCATGGTAGGTTGCTGTAGCCCCATCAAATCCAACAAAAACATCATACTTTGGTCTATTTAATTCATCTCCCCATACTGCACTAATAACTGAGGCTGAAACCTGTACGGCTCCAGCAACAGCAGTGATTGAGTCATCTAGTACAAGATTTATTGGAGACCATTGAGAAGTTCTGTTTTTATCTTCAGAAACAACCCTGTATCTAAAAACGTATCCAACTTTATCATGATCTAGTGCAGGCAAAGAGGCTTTTTTAATTATAACTTTTTTAATTCCTGCATCAGCCATTATGAATTATTTCCGCTAGAAAGATCTACTGAAAATCTAAACTCAACATAGTTGTTAGTATTAGGACTCTTAACCACTGTTGCTGCACCAGAAGTTTGAATTACCGAATATCCTGTTAGTCCATAAAGTGGATTTACTGTAGCAACATTTTCCAGTTTTAAAGCATCTAAGGCTACATAATAGTTGCCCGATGGATTAACTCCATCAATAACACATGCGTATATCTTAACTACAGAAACATCATTCCAATCAAATCCAGACGTTCTATATAGTTGTTGAAGTTGTTTTGTTACTACAAAGTATCTTTCTGTAGCAAAATCATATTGTCCACCACTACTATCGTCAGCAACCTCTGCTTCAAGTCTTGCAAACTGTGTTCCGCTTGTATTTTCAAATGAAACTAAAACTCTGGCTCTTTCTGGTTGAGTGCCAGAACCATAGGTTCCGTCTCTATTTACTATTGAGAATGCTAGTCTTAGTTGATCTGTTGGAGAATTTTTTGTAAAATCAACTGTTGCTCCGCTTAATCTAATATAGTTAGATCCCGCTCCTATTTCAAAAGTATCTTGTGTTGGACCGCTATCTGATTCAATATCAAGATCAGCCTCATTGCCTTTTATCATAATTACATTATTTAAAAATCTTGGTCTTTCATATCTTGCAACTCTTGGTGATTTAAAAAATATTGGATTGTCTGCGCTTGTTTGAAATACTGGATCTGCTATAGCAATAATGTTGTCATAGTTTGGGGCATCCAACGCATTAGACTCTGTATCAATTGCTACTGCAGATGCTGCTGTTACATATTGCCAATTTTCTGTTTGCGTAAACGCAAAAACTGTTTTACTATCATACGCTCCCGCAGAAGGGTTAGAACCTGCAGAATATATTCCAATTTCAGATATTTCATATCTTTCTTCTGTTGGTAGTTCTGCTGTTAAAACAATTTTATCTACACCGTCTTCGTTTACAAAACCTCTAGAAGATATTGGAACACGAAACATTTCAAAATCTAAATTTGTTTTTGTTGAATAGTCGCCAATTTCATCGGAGGTATCCAATGGTGTGGCACCACAACCAATAGCAATATACGAGGCGTAGGCAGGAGCCTGACCAAGTAAATATTTTGCAATAATAGATTTACCAGTATTAGTTATCATGAGGTATAGTCTCCAAGATCTGCTTCATATATTGTACCACTTACGCTAATCTGTGTTTCTATTTGTTCATCAGGATTTATGTTAATAAATTCAATAATTAAGTCTCCTGTTGCGTTAAGATATACGTTTTCTCCATTAGTACCGTTGCCAGTTTCTGGAATTTTGTCTTCTAGTTTAATTGAAAATCCAGCAAAAAACTTGTCTGCGGTTTGTTGTAGGCTAAGGATATTGTTTGGATTATACCTTTGTTGAATGGCTGAAAGGTTTTTGATTGGTTGATATGATATTTTTTGTCCATTAACAATGTCAGACCTTGTTATACTAATTAACTCTTGTCCACCAATATTTTCAAATATTTGATCAAACATTCCATCTATAGGAACTGATTCTTCATCAAATAATATAATATCTAAAGTTGCAGTTTTAACTGGTGGTGGTGGGGGCGCAGTTATTACTTGTAAGGTTGGAGTTGGTGGAGTTGCATATATAAAACTTGTTGAAGCAGCACTAACAATAACTTTATTCTTTTCAGTGTCATTTGTGCTACCACTACTGCTATAGCCAGTTTCTGTGCGAGTGGTTCTTAATGGTATAGGTCCAATAAATAATTGATTTGGTGTTGTTGGTTGAAAAGCATCTGTAATCGTCTGAGAGGAACTGACCGTTTTTTTAGCAGGATCTGATTTGGGGGTTGGTGGAACATATGGACTATATTTTGCAGGACCAGTAAACGTAGGTGTTTTTGTTGATGTAGATGTGACTCTGTTCTCTTTTGTATTTGCATTTTGAACTATTTTAGATTTTCCACCGCCTGAATTTTCACTTGCCATCTTACACCTCCGCCAAATAAAGAGTCATGTCTGGACCACTTATTCTTCTTGCATACTCAATATTATAAACTATAAATCTAGAATTTGGTGAAGTAACTAAATCTAAATTATTAGAATCTTTGTAGTTAATTGTTACTATATCTCCAAGTTGAATTGTTGGAGTTGCAAATATTTTTAAACCAACCGACTTTTTAGGAACCATAAGTTTATCTATCATCCAGCCCATTAAATTTTCTGCATCATCTTGAGTCTGTATGTATGGAGTATCTAAGGTAAACTCATTATTTCCATAAATCATTCTGCTTCTTTTAATTTCATCAAACTTTTGTTTTTCAACTTGAGGGGAAACAATTTGAGAAGATCCAGTTAGTAATGGGTTAGAAAAATTGCTACGCTTTTTAAAGTATTCGTCAACTGTTAACTCATGGGTAGTGTCTTGTGTAAATGTAACGCCTTGAATTCTTAAATAGTTACCGCTTGTTTCATCAAGATTTAGGGCTGTGTCTGTAGCATTAAATATTAAAAACTCAGCGCCGTATGAATCTGCATAAAAACCAGAAGAAACATATCCTTTAATGTTGTTAAATGTTGGTGATAACTTAGCGTAAAGTGCAGGGTATGCACGATCATACTTAACATCAAAATAGGCACACTCTCTCATTATTGAGCCAAACTCGTCAAAATATAAATTGTATTTAGGTGGCTGTTGGGCACTAATTCCAGATAGGTAAGTTGCCTGAACTATCCCGCTCATTGCATACTTTCTTAAAGATTCACTAGCACTTATTTCGTTGTCACCAAAAGCAGAAGATAGGGTTTCTCCAACTGTAAAAACGGTATTTTGAGAATAATTTTGAGATAAAGCGTAGATATTTTCAAACATAATTCTAGATGAGCCACGAACAAATGGGGCCATGTTATTATATATTGGAAGTGGATCTGTGTCGTCTACAACTTTAATTAACTGATTGTTAATATATAAATAGAATCTTCTTATTTTTCCTATATCTTGATACTCTACTGCCAAATCATATACTGTTGGATTTTCTTCGCCAGTCATTCTATATTGACCAGTAAACCTGCCATCATCAACTATAATTTTTGACAGGCCTCCATAAAGTTTTACAGGAATTGCATTATTATTTGATGCATCTTTTTTAATTTTATAAAACACAACATTGTTAATAGAAATATTTGATTTATTGTCTTTATCTAATTTTAAGTATGACTCTATATTATCTTCTGTTAATGCAGCAATTTCAAAATAATACCCGTTATTAGTAGTCGGATTAAGTAATACTGCAAGACCCCCTGAGCCACCACCAATATTTACGTTTTGGTCTGGTTGAACTCCAGCAACTTGGTAATAGGTTGTGCTTCCATTTGGTGTTTGACTACGACGTTCGTTATTTTCAATTTTTCCAATAATACGCATTCTTGTTCCAAAATGTTTGTAAGAATTGTCTAATTCTTTATAAACATAAGACACTAAGTCAATGGGGGTTTCAGTTGTTTCAAAAGTTGGACCATTCATTACTAACGCTGATGATTGAATTGTTCCAGTTTTAGGAGATGTAGTTGAATTAACTGGAGTTTCCGTTGTATAACTTGAAGACATAAAGTTTTTAATTGTTCCGCCTCTTGATGTTTGTTGAGCCTTAGAGTTATTAACTCCTGCTGCTCCAAGTGTGGTTGCTGGTAAAGAAATATCTTCAAGCAAGGTAGTTGTAAATAAAAACTGAGTTTCCATGTCACAGCCTCTAACATAAGTATTATCTGACCAATAGGTATCTATTCCAGCAGTATGAGTTGTTATTGTTGTTCCAAATTGAGCACGTCCATGTTCATAAACCGCACCATTTTGTAAACGAGTAACACCTTCAATTTCTTCATAAAATGGAACTGTATAAATTCTTACTAGACCAGTTGGATATATTTTTCCGTTAAACGGCAAGGATCTAAAAAAGTTTTGATATTCCTGATTATTAGTAATCCACACATTGCTACTACCCTGTCTGTGAGAAACTCTCCATGCCTGAATTTCTTCACCCTTTTGTGCTTCTGTAATTTCTCCATTTGCAACTCTTTTGTCTAAATTATCAATAACACTTGTTGGCGCCAATCTTCCAGGCAAAACAATTTCGGGTTTAGATTCATCTAAATTTATACCGTCTGACAATATTGGATACCAAATTGCAAGGGTAACGTTAAACTGTGCAGCGTCATATCTAATAACTTCTCCGTTAGAATAAAAATATCCTTGATATCTTGTAAGCCAATAAACATTTTCTCCAAGATCAAAAACATTGTTTACTATTTTACGACTAACCACGCTTGGTGGTAATGCACTTAAATCAGAGTTTAATGGCATTGCTCCTAAAACATATTTACCTTGTTTAGATGCCACCTCGTTAATTGTTTTAGTTGAATCTGTTCCAGATACCTCCCATAAAAGTGCTGGCTTGTAAATCCAAGTCTTGTCTATATCAATCATGCTTGCTTGGCGAACAGACCCATATGATCTTTGAATGTATCTAGTTGTATAATTAATTTTTCCGTTATTATAAACCTTTTTGTCTTCAGATGCAATTGAAACAATATTAGGAAGAGTTCCAGAAGATAAGTTTTCAGCAATACCGCTAACAGATTGGTTATTAGATCCAGACAGTACCATGCTAGACGTTCTATCATCTACATCTGGAAGCATATAGTTTTTGCTCATTACAATAAAATTGTTATATTCATCAAAGAACATTGCTGTTTGTGTAGAGACTGCAAGTTGATTTAATACTTCCGCTACCGTTTGATCTGGAGCAATAAAAAAATATGGAATAATTGGGTCTGGCTCATTTGTTGTTCTATAAAATGCGTAGTTACTAAATCCAATATAATCAAGTATTAAACTAATTGCATAACTAAGTGATACTTCTGTTACCAACATTCTTGGCGCAGGCATAGATTCTAAAAAGAAATAAAAATCTCTTAAAGATATTTCTAATGTGCCAGCAGTAACATTTGCTTGTGGAAATCCGTCAGAGTAAAGTGTTTTAATTGGAACCCAATAGTCAAATCCACTTACATTTAATATTTTTTCATAAAAATTAAATTTAATATTTTTACGAACATAATCACTAACTATACTAGTAGTATTGTTGTCGTTAAATGCTTGATCATCATCAAACAAAGATATGTTTCCAGTTGAAGCAAGCAACTGTCCTACTGGTAAAGCAGATGTTCCAAGATCAGAAAGAATTTTTTTAATACTATACTCTATTGTTTTATTAGATATATCAACAACTAATCTTGGTGACATCTCAATTAAATCAAAGGTAGAATCAAACTTATTCATTCTTTCTACTACAACCCTTAGCCCACGAATATTTTGAAACTCTCTGTAAATAGTTTGACCATTTGTTGTTTCTTGAAAGGATAGTGGGTTTGTTAGGTCTGTAACAAAAGTTGTTTTATTATCAAGTTGTTCACTTCCCAATACCCACCCATAAACAGGAGTAAATGTATTGTATGTATTAGTAGTGCTGTTCCAAACATGATATGTTCCAACACTTCCTACATTTGAAATAACTAAATATGCGTATCCGTTTATTGATTCGGTTGGTAGTAGCGTAGATGAAGAAAAAGTTTCTGCAAAAACAAAACTATCTTTAAAATTATCTGGAATGTTTTTTAATCTGTATTGTAATTCAACATATCCATCATGACTAATGATTGGAGATCCATCATCACGAGTATCGTTTTCAGTAAACACATAAGAGTCTACCCAATTGTCTCCTTCAAGATGCTGAACTTTCCATCTTGTTGGA